ACCCCCACCCCCACAACCTGGGACGCCGGGCGAGGCACCTGTACCGGCATACGACAGGGTTGTTGGTTCCGGCCCCCCGGCCGTGTTCTTGGTTCGCCAACGCCGTCGACGAGCGGGACAACCGCGACCCGACGGCCGACGCGCGGGGTTCGACTCCCTAACACGGCCTTTGCCCCCCGAGGCTGCCGATGCCATGCCTACGCCACCACCACATTCACGAGACCGCGCAAAACTCGAAGCACAGTGCCTGCTCAGAGCCCTGATTCCTATGCCCGAAGACAACGGCCGCACGGTCGCCAAGTTCGTCGCGCTACTACTCGTCCTCGCCTGGACGCTCATCACGATCGGCCTTGCGTTCGAGGACGTTTCCGTCGTCCAGCCGCCGTTCTATGGCATCTTCACGGCCGTCGTCTTCCTGCTGTTGGGCAAGCTCTGGGACTTGGAGGTCCAGCACCTCCTGGGGCAGGGCTAATCTATGCAGACGGACATTCCCGAGTTGGTTCTGGGCAACCCGGCTTTGTCGGCCGCCCTCACGGTGGTCGTCCTCGCGTTGGTCCACTATCAATCGGGGCTTTCCTACCGGGAGTTTCGCGCCATACACATCGTCCGGTGCCGAGTGTTCGCCCTGCTCAACTCCTGGGCGCGCAAGCGCGGGCGACCGCTGGTTGCCACCGCCGCACCGCCAGGCGAGTCTTCGGCGTTCGTGATGCACGTGGGCGATACTCCCCGCGCCGTCGCACGACGTATCACGGATGTGTTCGGCCCACACCTGGTCGCGACGGTCAAGCGCAGGGAGACGGCCGAGGGCTGGCAGTGGGCCCATTCCCAATGGGTCCAAAAGCACGGGGACGGCCTCCAGACCGAGGTGTTCCTGTTCGCCGCCCCCGGCATCGGCACGGCGGTCTACGCGCACGTCGAAACGTCCGTCACGGACCCAGAGGGCCATATCACTGACGCGGTGCGACCTGGCGACGGGCGCGGTGCGTTCAAGACGGCATTCGATACTTGACCCATGGGCTACGGATCCACCCGCAGCCCGCTCCTGCGCCAGGCCGCCGGCGCCGCGATCGTGCTGGCCGTCTTTTCGCACTGGGGCTACAGCTACTACGCCGCCCACCCGCTGGGGCCGATGTGGGACGTCGCCATCCTGGGGGCCTTTTTCGTCGGCCTGATCGCCGTCTTCGGCTGGGAGACCGTCAAGCGAGGGACGGACACTGCACAAGACGTGGCGACTAGCGAGGACGACGACAGCGAGGAGTGATCCATGTCTGACAACACCTGTGGATACCCGCTCGATGGGGGTGGGGAGTGTCAGAATCCAGCCACCGAGGGAGATAGTTGCTGGATCGAAGCCCACGGTGGTCATGCCACTCCAGGGCGCAACCGCGAGCCGCCGAGCAAGGCCACCCAGGAGAAGATCGCGTCAGCCATCGAGGAGGGCGCGTCGATCCAAGAAGCCTGCCGGCGAGCGGGCGTTCACCGCGAGCAGTTCTACCGGTGGATGCAATACGGACAAGACGAGGAGGCCGGCCCCTTCCAAGAATTCCGTGACAGGCTCGTGCGTGCGCGGGGCGAGGGCGAGTCGCAGTATCGTGAGGCACTCCTCGAACTGGCACGCGAGAACGGCGACACGGCGACGTTGATGGCCATGCTCAAGCAGCGCTATCCCGAGTCGTGGGGCGACGTCGACCGTGGCGAGCAGACGGGCGGCGTCACCGTCAACGTCGGCGAGCCCGAGGAGTACGAGGTCGATCCAGACACGCTCGAGGTACAGGAATGAGCACGACGTCGCCGATCGCCGATGTGGGTTTATGGACAGCGGAGCAGTTCGCACCACAGGCTCCCGACCAGACGGAACTCAACCCCTACCGCGTCACGATCAGCGATGATGTCTACGACCAGTCGGCGTTCACGGCGAACACGACGGAGCGGTACCACAACTTCACCAGTGGGATCGGCGCGGGGAAGACGGTCGCCGGCATCGTCCGCATGGCAGCCAACGTCGCACAGTGGAATCCCGGAGAGATGGGCATGGTCGTCACGCCCACGTCCTTCGGCATTAAGAACACCATCCTCCCGGAGCTGGCGAAGTGGGGATTTCTCGACACCTGGGAGTACAACGGCCCACAGAGCGCAGAGCCCGGCCTACACGCCCCGAACGGGACGCGCGTCCTACTCGAGTCGGCGGACAACCGACGAAAGATCGAGCGGCTTCGTGGCCCGTCCATCTCGTGGTTCTGGATCGACGAGCCCAACGAGGTGCCCGCACGGGCCTGGGACATCCTCACCGGCCGCCTTCGAACCGGCAACTACCGGAACGCGTTCATCACGGGCACGCCGAAGGGCCGGAACTGGGTGTGGAGGAAGTTCCACCCCGATTCGGACGACCAAATCGACGCCGTAAACAACGTCCTCGGAGTGCCCTCCTTCGCGAACCCACACCTCCCCCACGAGTACCGGACGGACATCCTCTCGGACTACGAGGACGCGTTCTACGACCAGGAGGTCCTCGGCCGGTTCGTCAAGTTCGAAGGACTGGTCTACCGGTGGTTCGACCGCACCGATCATGTCGGGGACCTCGCCAGCCCCACCGATGTCGACGAGTGGATCTACGGAGTTGATTTCGGGCATAACAACCCCGCGGCGATCGTCGCTCTGGCCCGGCAAGGTGACCGGTGGATCGTCACCGAGACATTCTACGAGCGCCGGCTCACCGACGACGACCTCGCCGAAGAGGGCGCCGCCATGGTCGAGCGAAATGGAGAGGGCCGCTTCTACTGCGACCCGGCGGACCCGGGCGCAATCGGTGAGCTCCGGAACAAAGGACTCAGCGCTGAAGGCGCGGTGAACGACATCACGCCCGGGATCAAGACGGTGACTGGTGTTGGGAAGTCGGATAACCTCCGCGTCGACGGCTCCTGCCAGCCGCTCATCACGGAGTTCAACCAATACCAGTACCCTGAGGGTGACGACACGAAGGACAAGCCGATCGACGCGAATAACCACGCGCTGGACGCACTCCGCTACGCCCTCCACACGCACGACCAGCGTATTGGCGGTGGCGTCTCGGGGTCCAAACACTCCCTCGGAGACGTGTTCTAATAATGATAGCAACTAACGGGGAATGGCCATGAGCATCGCCAACGGAACGCGCGTCACCGACGACGGCGACGGCGGCGCCGTCTACATGTTCCCCTACAACGAGCAACTCGCCAAGCAGTCGGCCTTGTCCGGCGTCTCGGCTCGGACCGACCCCGAACCGGACGCGTCGACGGCGGACCCCGTCACCGGCGACGAGGAGGAGGGCGGCGTCGTCAAGCGGGCCAACGAGTTCATGTCATCGGTGGGCCCAGTCGCCCTCGAGGCGATTGGCCTCCAGGGGATGGAGATCGCGAAGGCGAACGCCAAGCGCGCCGGCGAGCTTTACCGAAACAAGTTCCCGTTGCTCCACCCGCGCTACACGCGGAAGTGTGCTGAGTGCGGCGCCGAGTTCGACGAAGAGGTCGACGTCTGCGAGTTCTGCGACGGGACGGACCTCCAAGAGCCCTCGCCGAAGCAGCGCACGCGCGCCGAGCGATTCTTCCAGGAGGTCAACCGCGAGGGGCAGTCCCTGCGCCAGCTCTACAAGTATCTCGCGAGGGATGGTGGTCGCCTCGGCGTCTGGCTCCACGTCGTCACAAAGACCTACACGTATTGGGACAAGCCCACGTTGACGATCGGCAACGAGGCCATCATCGAACACGGCGAGGTGTACGAGCAGGCACGCGAGCTCGTTCGTGGCGACCCAAAGCGCATCAAGCCAGTCGTCGACGAGAACGGCCGGATCGGCAACTGGTGGTGGGCCTGCCCCGTCTGCGAGGACCGCGTCAACTCGATGAAACGGCAGCCGGGACGGTGCGATGAACATGGCGTCGAACGCCGCGAGGTCCACTACGCGGAGGTCGAAAACGTCGGAGCCACCGAGCCGGAAAAAGTCTTTTTCGCCGACGAAGTTGTCGACTACGCGCCGTTCGAACCGCGCCTCGGCGGTCGTGACGGCTTCAGCCCGGTCGACCCGCTCTGGCTGAAGCAGGCCATTCTCCAGTGGATGGATCTCTACGCAGGGTCGTACTTCGATACGAAGGGCTCGAATCGCTACCCGGGGAAGCTCTTGATCGTCCACACGACCAACAAGGAGGGCTTCGAGAAATCACTCGATCAAGCCCAGGACGAGGCCGACGAGGACGCCTACGCCCAAGGCATCATCTACAACGAGGTGGCACCGGGCGTGGACGCGGACGTCGACCAAGCGCAGGTTATCGACATGATGTCCGACACCATCCTCGGGCAGTCCGACCAGTTGAAGCAGGACTACAAGTCCGACATCCGATCCCGGTATGGCCTCGTCGACGTCCAGGACTCCGAACTCGAGGACGCAGGCGGCCTCAACAACGAGGGCCTCCAGATGGCCATCAACGACCGCGACAAGGCGACCACCCATCAGGACCTGATGGAGGGCCCGCTACGAAAGCTGATGGAAACGCTGGGCTTTGACGACTGGGAGATCCGGTTCGTCCCGCCGGAGCAGCTTGACGAAGAGCCGTCGACGCTGGAGACCGTCCGGGGGACAGCACTGGCCGAGCAGCACGGCCTCGCATACTCGATTGAGGATGGCCGCCTCGAGATCCAGGATACCGACGGTGTCGTCGATCCCGAACCGGCGCCAGACGATGGCTCCAGCGGCCCACCAGGCGACGACGGTTCTCCGACGGATGTTCAGCCGCCGGACGTCGATCCCGGCCCTGCCCCCAACCAGCAGGGAGGCGACGATCTCGATACCGCGCTTCGCCAGCTTGAGGCGATGCAGCGGAGCATCGTCTGGGCCGAGGACGATTCGCTGGATGTCGAGCAACAGGCCCGCCAGCCCCTCTGGAACGATGCCGGCGACATGCCGAAGTTCGTCAAGCAGCTGATCGAGCAGGCTCTCAACTCCGGCGCGATCTACCGCGGCGAGTACGACGCCCGCAACGTCACCGGCGGGGCTGTCAAGCGGTATTTTGATGAAAAATTGGACCAGCCAGCCGGATGGTCACGCCGTTCGTTGATCGAGGACTTCGCCGACCGATTCCAAATCTCCAAGAAGAAGGCCGCCGACACGCTGGAGACGCAACTGACGAACGTTCTGAACGAGGCCCGCGCAGAGGGCTACGAGGAACAGGGCGATACTGACGAGCGCTACTTCGCGTGGACGGGCCCCTCCGACGGGAGTACCACGCCCGAGTGCAAATGGCTGAAAGAGCAGACGAACCCGCGTTACGGCGGAACGCCGGTTACGCTGGAGGAACTTCAAGAATTGGTCAAGCAGGCCCGCAACGGCGATGTCACAGGCTTGGACGGCTACCCCGAGTTCGAGGGTGCTGACTGGTCCGTCCACTACAGCGAGCGCCACTCGTTCGTCGAGAAGTTCCCGCCCTTCAACTGACCCACCATGCCCGTCAAAACTCACGACTGCGTCGAGAGCGTCCTGGAATGCAACCCGGGCATGTCCGAAGACCGCGCCTGGGCAATTTGCCAAGACGAAATCGACGCCGAGTCCGCCGAGGTCGCCACTCGCGACAAGATCAACATCGAAGCCGAGGCACTTGACGAATTCGCCAGCACAAATGAGGACTGGCAGGCCGTCGACGGGGGCTGGATCAACGCCGCGGAACAACTCGGAGTCTTCGACGGCTTGGAGGCTCAAACCGGATCGGGCGTGCCGGACAACGCGGTCGATATCTCCGACCCGTCGGAAGCCCCTGAAGGCGCCGACATCATCACTGGCCCTCAAGGCGGGACGTATTACGTCCCTCCGGACGAGGGTGATGGAACGGATGACGGCGGGGATAGTGGCACTCGCGGTGCGACGACGACGGACGAACTCGTTGAGAACTTCGACGGTGACAGCGCGCCGGATGGCCTTGACGTCACCGCTGCCGAGTCAATCTCGCCGCTTGACGATGCCGACATAGAAAGTGGCCACGATTCAGAGGCGATGCGCGTCGCGGAGATGCCCGACGGCTCACACGCGTTCGTAAGACTCGGCGCGGAATCCGAAGAGGATATCGAGAACACAGTCGCCGTTGGTGAGGCATACAACTCCCTACTCGATACGTCGGCCGACCTCTATCACGACGAAGCGACCGATGCTGTCGTGACAGAGGAAGTCGAGGGACAACTCGGAACGGACGTTGACCTCGGCGTCACAAACGAAGATTCATTCTACGACGCGGCCGGTGCATCTCTGCTAACGGGGAACTGGGATTTCACGGACGATAACATCATGATAGACGATGACGGCGACGTTCACGTATTCGATTACGACTCCGGCGGTGAGCCGATGACGGGCGACGAGTCGCTCACCGACGAATTTGCGAATATCGTTGCGATTACGGCGACCAATCTCGGCCTCGGAGGTGGCCGATTCGTCTCACCCGAGGACGTACAAGCTGACATCCGGGCAGCCGCAGAGGAATTGGCAGACGGCGTCGGGGAAGACTTTATAGATTCGCTCCCCGAAGACAGTCCTATGCGGGAGAACGTTCGTGCGATCCAAGACGGGGACTTTGAATGGTAGTTCACATCAAGCGTCTCACGGACGACTACGGCTACGAACGTATCGGAACAGTGGAAGATGGTGAGGTCATTGATGGCGGTGACGAAATCGAGAGACTCATCGAGATTGCCGAGGCGATCCCATCCGACGAGGAGTCCATCGAAGACATCCTCGTCGATCGCCACAACGGGCCGTATCTCATCGCTGGATATCCTTCGTAACACGACACCGATTTTCATGCCCCTTATAGGAGGCGTTCGCGTTCGTCAGCGAGCGGTATAACGCTGACGTCGTGGTGGTCGATGGGGAGGCTTCCGCGGCCCCTACCGACCACGAACGTGGCGACGAGTAATCCGCTTTTCACGACCGTTTAGTAGCACATGAGTACGACGACGAGAGCCGCGAGCGGGTCGTTTAGCCCGATTAGCCAGGGCCCCATCCGGACGGACGCCGAGTTCGACCTCGACAATCTCTCCGAAGACGAGCAAAAGGTCGTCGCCGCTGACGACTTCATCATCTTCGGACGAGCCAGCATCGAGCAGTGGAACGACCCGGCACCCGGCGAGGAGCATCTCTACATCGAGATGGACGCCCTCGAGGAGAGCCTCGACCAGTTGTTCGCGCTGAACAACCTCTCCAGACGGCACGACGACGTGAAGGTCGGGGAGTTCCTCGAGGAGCACACGCTCGACGAAGAGACGACGATCCATCTGGACGACGACGAATCCCTCGCCTTCGAGGCTGGCGACACTCTCAAGACCCAAGTCGTCCGGGAAGGGGAACCGCTCCCCGACGGCAGCGGCGAAGCCGACGAGGACGCCCTCTGGATCGTCGCCAACGTGTACGGGCAGAACAATCCCGAAGGGTCAACCATCGCGACGGAGACGCGCCTCGGCGCGTACTACGGCGAGTTGGACGGCTTTTCCGTGACGGTCTATACCCGGGAGTACGAGCCCGCAGAGAAGGGCAAAGTCGCGACGGAGGTCGACTTCCTCGCGGTCACGATCGGCGAAGACGAATTGATCAAGAACAAGGGCTCGCACTTCGGCGTGGCCGAGTTTCAGGCCCTGTTCGGAACGTCGGGGACCGATGACGCCGGCACGACACGCCTGCGCCCCTCGACTGGGCGCCGGACGGCCGAGGCCCCTGGCGGTCTTGCAAAGAGACTCACAATGAGTATCTTCAACCACCTCTTCAGCCAGTCCAAGGACGGGCTGGTCGGAGAAACGATTCAGGTTGCACAGCAGAGCGAACGCTCGCTCGACGAGGCTGCTGCGGAGGTGGTCGGCGACGACACTGATGCCGACCACATCTCCGAGCAGGCTCAGGAACGACTCGACGAGATCAGCGACGAGCTCGACCAGGAGGAGACCGACCGCGAGAACCTCGCGGCGGAGGTCTCCGAGGAACTCGGTATGGACAAGGAGGAGGTCATGGCTTTGTTCGACGAACTCGAGGCGGCCGTCGCGGCCGAAGAGGACGACGAACCGCCGGCCGACCCCGACGACGATGACGACGACGAGCCGGACGAGCAGTCCGGCGTCGACGAGGACGGCCTGCGCGAACTCGTGCAGAACGAGGTCAGCGAGGCGGTCAGTGACGCCGTCGAAGCGCAACTGGCGGATCTCGAACCGGAGTCCACCCAGGGCGACGGGTCGAGTGATGCCGAGTACGTCACCGAGGGCCAGCTCGAGGAACAGCTTGAGGAGCGCCTTGGCGACCTCGAACAGCAACTCGGTGACGCCGTCGGTGACCTCGGCGAATCGGTCGCTGACAACATCGAACAGCAGCTCCAAGCTGGCGTGACGCCGAACCCCGCCGGCGGGAGCGCGACCGCCGAGGGCGACCTCAAGCAGGAGGTCGAAGGCATCGTCAGTGGAATGACCTTCGGTAGCGGCTCTGGAGGCGACTGACCATGTTTTCGCACACTGAGAACCTGTACGACCCGCAGTACACGCCCGGCGGCGCCGCCCGTGGCATGTGGTCCGATCTGTTCGACAATCTCGAGCAGCAGGCCACCTTGGGCACGGACACGACCGGCCTGGTGAACGACATCGCTGGCTTGGTCCTCTACAACCAAGTCAACATGAAGAACCGCATGCTCGGGGCGATTCCCGAGGTCGACCGCACCGGGGAGGAGAACATCTCCCCCGGCGACACGCCCGCGAAAACCTTCCGGGCGATCTTCAACCCGCCGTCGGTCTCCGGCGTGTCAGGTGGTGGTTCGGTCCCGACGGGCGTCGAGCCGGACGTTCGGAAGGTTTCCGCGAATGTGCGCATCTCGTCGATGGCCGTCGAGAGCGACGTCATCGTCGACATCGAGTCCCGCCTCGGCCACGATTCAATCGGGCTCGAGGACCTCATTGATATCATGCGGGACTACATGACCCGCTCCGTCGAGCGCGACGCACTGGCCCGGACGGTGAACGCGACGGGAGGCACGGCGGGCGATACGCCGCAGTACTCGTCCGACGACCTGCTTTTGGCACTGGACCGTGCCATCGCCTCGGCCGACGAGGAGAACAACGGCCAAGACGCCAACAACGACGCGTTCTCCGACGGCGACCTCGACGTGTACGACATCGACCGGTCGGCAACCGGCGCCGACGGTGACAACGAGGCCAACTGGGCCGACGCCCAGGTCGATCACAACAACGGCACGCTCCGCCAGCTCACTCGCGATCGCGTGAACAACTGGCTGGACAACCTCATCCAGAACGGCAGTGCCGAGCGCGGAGACGTCATCCTCATCACGGGCTACAACACGGCGCGCGTCCTGTCGGACCTGCGCGACTCGCAGTTCCGCGCCGACGCACTCGAGAACCCCAGCCGGGAAAACGTCGAGGACACCGAGTCCCGACTCGGGCACCAATTCAATGCCGAGATCTCCCACTGGGGTTCGAACCCGATCATCGTCCCCGAGACGGTCCCCAGCGATAACAGTGGCCTTGAGCGCATCTACGCCATCGACCCGACGCTTGCGAACGTCGGCGACGGCGAGGCCAGGCCCAAAATCTCCATCGAGAACTACCGCACGCCGGACGTCTGGCGTGCGGGCGTCGACGCGCCGGTCAACCCGCTCGCGACGGGGCAGTTCAAGAACGAGGCGCTGTTCGCGATGTACCACGAGTTGGTCATCCGGGATTTCAGCTCCTGCGGAAAACTTCGAGACATAGAAGAGTAATCTCGGCACAGTAGGTGTTAAGTGATGGCCAGTAGTGTCGTGGGTATGGGAGAACCATACCACGACAAAGCGACTCTCGAACGACTCTATCACGGCGAGGGTCTGACTCAGGAGGAGATGGCGTCACGCTTCGGCGTCACTCAGACCACCATCTCGACGTGGATGGTCCGTCTCGGTGTTACGAAGCAATCCGACCGGCCCTACCACGATGAAGAGATACTGAGGAAGTTGTATCATGACGAAGGACTCAGCCAGGAGGAGATTGCTGAGCAGTTCGATGTCGCCCCGAATACCATCTCAGAGTGGATGGGCCGGCTTGGCATAACTACGCGACCGTTCGAAGATGCCCCGTACAAACAGGAAAAGGTCCTACGTTACCTCCATCACGATGAGGGGCTGACGTGGGAGGAGATGGCCGACCGCTTCGGAGTTGGAAAGTCGACCATCCAGTACTGGCTTCAACGGCACGGAATTGAGGGGCGCAGTCCGAACCGGGAACGGTACGACATCCCGGAGGACGACCTTCGGGAGATGTATGCCCGCGAGGGCAGGTCGGCGCGGGAGTGCGCAGAACACTTCGGATGCACACCGCCAGTCATTCTGACCCGGCTCCGGAAGTACGACATCCCCGTCCGAGACAACGCGGGTGCCCAACGATCTCTTGCTGGTGAGACAGTTCCGCTCATGCGGAAGTCGAGCGGGTATCACGTATGGCAGGACCGGATATCTGGTGAGAGCGTTGCGGTTCACCAGTTGACCGCCATCGACAGTGGTGCGGACCCGCAAAAGGCGTTCTCGGACGGAAGCCATCACGTCCACCACAAGAACACCTATCGCATCGACGACCGGCCAAGCAACCTCGAACTCATTACTAAGAGTCAACACATGGCAACACACCGACGCAACGAATGGACGGAGACGAACGGTTTCCCCGAGCTCGTAACGGTCGGGCCGGGCGAGATGGAGTGAGCACCATGAGTGTGATTGCTCTTCAGCAGAACATCGAAGACGAGCAGTCCGGCGAGATCAACAACCTCGAACTAATCGCGCTCAAGTACACCGGATCGAAGAGCAGCATCGCGCCGCGCGGTGCCCTCAACACGCAGGGCAAGTGGCCCGGCACGGCGCCGCTAAACCACGGCAACTGGTACTTCGCGCTCAATCCCGACGAGGGACTCGCGTACCTCGAGCACCGTGAGGACCTCGACCTCGTGTACGCCGATCACCGCAAGCGCTTCGCGGAGGCGCTTCTCTCACAGAACCGCCTGCCGGATAACGTGTTCGGCCGCGGCGCCGATCGCGACCTGCAGGACCGCGTTTTTGACGCCCTCGACCTCGAGGAGCCAATGCAGGCTGGCCCGGTCGAGGAGCAGCTCCGGCGCATCGCTGGCATCGACGAAAACGAGGCCGACGATGCAGACACCGCCGAGGGCCGCGCCAGCACGCTCGTCGAGGAATACACGCGCGACCAACTGAAATCGGCCGTCGAAGAGGTCCGGGAAGGTGCCGACGAGTTCTCGCTCCGGGGCGCTGGCGTCACGGAGATGGCGGAGTACCTCGCTGGTGAGAGCGACGCCGAGGTCAACGACGCGCTCCCATCAACGGACGGTGACGACTGATGGCGGACGAAAACCTCGGCGCCCGGCACGTAGAGGAGGTCTCCAAAAACGTCACTTCGCTCACGAACGCCGACAACGAGCCGCTATCGACGTGGACGGACGAGTCCGGCATCGACGTGATCGAGAACGCACAGGTCGTCAGTCACGACGACAAGTCCTACCTCGCGAAGGTGGACCTCACCAACGATCAGGTGCTCGTCACCACCGTCTCGGACGGGTCCGACCCGACCGCGAGCACCGACGTCGGGGAAATCACGCTCCGCCTCGAAGGGCAGCGGTAAACTGACCCATGGCCTGGGACACTATCGGGAACGTCAACACGGACGCGGAGTCGATCAAGACGGCGCTGCAGACCTGGGAGTCAAACACCGCTCCCTCGTCGATCGACGAGTGGGAAATCGTTCCCACGGGGGCTCGCTGCACGATTGTCATACAGTACACGTCCTAACTGCACATGCCCCGGCCCATCTACTGCTCGCCGCTCGACGTCTACCGACGGTTCGATCCACAGGTCACGGACAACCAACTGCAGGACAGCGACCAGATCGGTTCGCCGGATGACGAGGAGCGGCTGCTGTCGGCCATCGAGGAATACGAGGCGGAGTTCGAGCGGCGAGCAGTAGATGGGCCGGGGCATGTGCAGTTAGGACG